AGTTCTGACAAACGTGGCCGTCACCTTCGGCACCGCGAACACGGACATCACTTCGTATGTCGCAGCAGTCACCCTCAACCTGACCGCAGCGGAAATCGCAACCACGAACTTCGGTTCGTCGGGTGCAGTCACCCGCATCCAAGGCCTGAAGGATCACTCGGTCACGATTGACCTGCACCAGGACTACCCGACCATCGAGAAGTTGTTCTACGATGCGTTCGCAAACGGCACCGCAGTTGCAATGACCGTCAAGCCAAACGGCACAGGTGCAGCATCCTCGGCCAACCCGAGCTATGCCTTCAACGTGCTTCCAGTTTCGTGGACGCCAGTCGCAGGCGCAGTCGGCGAACTCGCCACCGCCAGCATCACCTGGCCAATCGACGGCAACGTCACCAAGACCGGCACCGGCGCATAACTTTCATCACAACCCTTACCTGCGGAGGTAACAAATGAAACTGCCACTTGAAGTGGTCAGCGCATCCGACGGCTCAACCAGAATCGTCATCGCCACATTCCCAGACTTCATCGCCTACGAGCAGAAGTTCAGCAAGAGTGTTGCAAAGTTCGAGGATGGTTTGTCGCTCACCGATCTCGCGTTCCTTGCTTGGCATGCTGAGCATCGCACCAAGAAGACAGGGTTGGACTTTGACTCCTGGTGCAACGAGCAAGAGGCGATGACTTTGGGAGATGCTGCGCAAGCCGTGATTGCCCCTTTGGAGAGCAGTCAGCCCATTGGCTGATCGCATATCTGTCTTGCGAGACAGGTATCGCTCCGTCGATGTTGCTGGCTGAATCACCCAGAATGCTCTACACAATGGTCGGCTATCTCCGATGGAGAGCCGTCCACATGAACAGGTAATCTCGTTCTATGGCATATCAGGGCAAGCCGTTGGGTCGTGGCGTTCGCATCTCTAAACGTCCTACAGCCGGTGAGTCGGCGATCCTGATTGATGGTCTTGCCGACTTCTTGAAGAAGGCCGCCAAGACCGATGATGATTTCAAGACTGAAATGCGTAAGGCGGCTCAGGATGTGGCGCAACAGTTGGTGGAGGGAGCGAAGTTGGAGGCGGCTTCGGTGACTCGTAGCCGTCAGGCGTTGGAGGTGATGAAGGGGATTCGAGCGACCCGTGATCTGGTGCCGACGATCAAGCTATCTGAGAAGACTGGGTTTGTGTCGCAGTCCCGTCCGAATCGTGTTCGCAAGAGGAAGGTGACTCGGGGCGACGTGTTCTTTGGTGCTGAGTTCGGTGGAGGTGCCAGGCGTCGAACCGACCAGTTCCTCCGACACAAGGGGACATCAGGTTACTTCTTCTGGCCTACTGTGCGTCGCATGAAAGACATGATCGCCAAGGAATATCTGATCGGTATCGACAAGGTTCTGAAGAAACTGGCGGATTGATTCGGTGAAGTAGAATCGGCGCGTGGCTGGTTCTCGTACATTCGTTGTCCGTTTCATCTCGGACACAGATAAGGCTCTTGACGGGTTCAAGAAGCTGAACAATGGTTTGGCTGGGCTTGGCGATGGTGGTGTGCTGGTCAAGCGGTCGTTCAAGGACATGTTCACGGGGGCTGCGGTTGCGACGGCTGGGGTGTCGGCTGCGGTGGTTGGGGTTGCTGGTGCGTTGTATAAGGCGACGCAGGCTGCGGCTGAGGATCAGAAGAGCCAGGCGTTGTTGGCCGATCAGTTGCAGAAGACGGTTGGTGCTTCGGATGCGTTGATTGCTTCGACTGAGCGATTGATTGCTGAGCAGCAGGCGTTGACCGGTATCTCGGATACCGACCTTCGTGATGCTCTTTCGATTCTTGTTCGTGGTACTGGTGACCTGACCAAGGCACAGAACCTCTTGTCAACTGCAATGGACATCAGTACCGCTACAGGCAAGGACTTGAACAGCGTCAGTATTGCGTTGGCTAGAGGTGCGAATGGGCAGTTCACCGCGCTCACCAGGCTCGGTATTCCGATTGACGAGAACACGAAGAAGTCCAAGGATTTCAATCAGGTTCTTCGTGACCTGAACGAGCAGTTTGGTGGTGCTGCGAAGACTGCTGCTGGCACGTTCCAAGGTCAGTTGAAGATTCTTCAAGGCCAGTTTGGTGAGATTGTTGAGACGGTTGGGGCGGCCTTGTTGCCATATCTGCAACAGTTCTCTGACTTCATTGTGACGAATGTGGTGCCTGCTGTTCAGCGCATCACAACAGTCCTTGGGGAAAAGGGTCTGGTGGCCGCCTTCCAGCAGCTGGTCTACGAGTCTGGAAAGAGTGCGCCTGCTCTGATCGGTGCATTCAGGGCAATCACAATTGGTGTTGCAGAGTTCGTCAATGTGACAGCTCGAGCGTTCAATGTAACGAAAGCACAGTTTCAACTTCTCAGGGGCGATGTTGTTGGTGCGGTCAAGTCGTTCGCTGCCGCCACAAAAGAAGTCATCGACACCGATGCCCTTCGCTCAGCGTTCGACTCCCTGGCTATCGGCATCAATCACTACAAGCGTGAGGTGACGACGGCTGATCGGGCTGAGCGTCAGTTGAACGCGACCGGCGAGGCGACCGCCGACATCTTCGGTGAGGGTGGCGGTGGTGGCGGTAAGGGTGGGGTGGCTAAGACCGTCAAGACTGCGGCTGAGAAGTTGAAGATGTTGACCGAGGCGATTGACAAGTCGACGACTGCGTCGAAGAGGTTGAAGTCGGCTGGGGAGTCTGTGGCTGATTCGCAGAAGTCGTTGGCTGATGCGACTTCGGAGCGTGAGAAGGCTCAGGCTGCGTTCAATCAGGCTGTGGCTGGGTATGGTGCGGATTCGCAGCAGGCTAAGGATGCTCAACGCAAGTTGGATGCGGCTCAGCGTGATGTGGCACGGTCTGGGTTCAGGGTTGAGCAGGCTGTGTTTGCGGTGAAGGATGCGGAGAAGGAGTTGGCTGAGGTTCGTGCTGATCCTGAGTCAAATCCTCAGAAGATTCGTGAGGCTGAGATTCGTTTGGCTGAGGCGAAGTTGGCTGTGACTGATGCGACGGATGCCCAGTATGAGGCGACGAAGGATTTGGGTGAGGCTCAACGGTTCTTGAATGAGCAGGTGTCGGGGGCGATTCCTGGGTCGGCTGTGTATGAGGAGTTGGCTTCTGATTTGGCTGATGCGAAGGAACGTGAGGCCGATATGACGAAGCGTGTGGCTGAGGCTATCGATGCTCAGCGTGAGGCGTTGGATGCCTACAATGAGTCGCTTCGTGTGCAGTTGGATTTGGCTAAGCAATTCCCGAAGATTTCTGCTGGTGTGCCGAACCCGTTTGCGTCTGAGCTTGCTTCAATCCAGCAGACTCAAACAGCAGCACAAGCCGGGATTGTTGCAGCCCCGACGGTTGCGGTGACGGTGAACGCTGGGTTGGGTGCGTCGGGTCAGGAGGTTGGGGCTGAGATTGCTGAGTATTTGCGTCAGTATGCAACGGTGTCGGGTATTCAGTTCTCGAATGGTTCGACCGGCGCATTGTTCGGTAGGTAGCCGATGGCCAAGACGCTGAACTGGGGGGAAACATTCAAGGTGCTTCTCGACGTCGGTTTCCTTGCCGACGCATTCACACTTGACTCCTCCACCCTTGACGGCACCGATGTTCTGGACGGATCAACCGACTTCGTAGACATCACCGAATACGTCCAATCCATCAACATCAACCGAGGCCGAACCAGCCAACTCGACACCTTCAACCCAGGCACCCTCTCCATCGTCGCCGACGACCGAGCATCAGGACGCCAATTCGACCCCCTCAACACCGCCTCCCCTTGGTACGAAGGCGACCTCGGCATCGCACCACGCCGAGCAATCGAAGTCTATGGAGGCTCAGCCGGAACAGCAGCCCTCTACAAAGGCTATGTCTACGACCTCAACATCGACTACGACGAACCGAACCTTTCCACCGCCACCATCCTCGCAGTCGACGCCCTCGCACAACTCGGACAAACCAACCTCAACGCCTTCAACCCATTCAGCCAACTCACCTCAGCCCGCGTCTCCGCCATCCTTGACCGCAGCGAAGTCGCCTGGTCAACCGCCCTCCGAGACATCGACACAGGAGTAGCCACCTGCGGCACCGTCGCCTATGAAGACCAAACCAACGTCCTCCAAGCCTTGCAAGCCGTACAACTCGCAGAGAACGGCAGACTATTCGCAAACCGTCTCGGCCAAGTCGAGTTCGATGCCCGCATCACCAGCACCTTCGCCACAGCAGTCGCCAACCTCGGAGGCACCGCTGTCACCTCCATCCCCATCCAAGCCCTGTCCAACGTGTACGGTGCCGAAACCGTCCTCAACCGAGTCTCCGTCCAAATCTCAGGTGGCACCGCATCCAGCGTCGCATCCGGCACCGCATCACAATCAGAGTACGGAATCAAAAACTTCTCCCTTACCGACATCCCACTCGTCGACGACGCAGCAGGCTCAGCCCTCGCCTCAGCCCTCCTCAACACCTACCAGAACCCTGAGGTGCGATTCGATGAGGCAACCATTCTCGTCAACCCGTTGAGCGACGCACAGATCGAGACGATGGCCGCACTTGAGATCGGTGATGTGCTGACCGTCACGAAAACCTTTGCTGTAGGTAGCCCATCCACAATCACCAAGAATGTCGTCATCGAAGGCATCCAGCATGTCGTCACCCCATCCCGACACGACATCCGACTCCGCCTCGGACAAATCGATGTCCTCACCCCATTCCTCCTTGACACATCACAACTCGACGATGCCACCGTCGGCCTAGGGTAGAATCAGAACACTATGGCAGGGCTTGGACGCAAACAATGGTCACCAGGGGACACCCTCACCGCATCCGACGTCAACGGCTACCTGATGGAACAAATGGTGATGGTCTTCGCAGGCACCGCCGCACGAGCCTCAGCCATCCCAACCCCATCCGCAGGAATGTGCAGTTACTCAACCGCCTACGGCTTCGTCG